GGAAGGGGTGGTCAGCCCAGCTGACCCTCCTTTTGTGACCCCCCGTCCCCTTTCGGCGACGGGGGAAGGCCCCTTCGTAGGTTACGTCCTACGTACGTGCACTTCAGTAGAAGTGCGTCCACCTCATCTTGATTGCTGCAGCATGAGGAACTGCATGTGTCAACTGTGTCTGATTGACGAGGTTCATAAAGAGCCTCCCTTCGGGAACCGGAGCATCGGTCTTCACAGGCTGATAGGCCTGTGGGACTTTACACTCGTGTTTCTGAAGCCCTAAATTCCACCTAATACGCACCTTACCGTCGCTCGTTACGCCTTTCGAAGTAAAGGATACAAGCGACAGCCCGCCAAAGTTTACACTTGGAGCGGTAAGGATGCCTACGTGCCAATGTTGTTGGACAACACCAGCAACGTACCGCGAAGTTCGCCAATACCCACGTTTGTGTAAGTAATTGGCAAGCTCTACGGCAGACACAATTAACTCGGGCTGCTTTCGGCTCTGGGGCAACAGTTTCCTCAGTCGGACTGGTGTGCATATAAATCCTTTGTATGCATCCAACCCGCACGATTCTCTGAAGTACCCAGACGTGAAGCACTTATCTTCATTGAACATTAACCCGTATTTTGGGAAAAGTTCAAATAGACGTGGAACAAGTTCGCATGGCACAACGATGTCATCGCCGTACACGTAAACTCGACCCACAATGCGCTCGCGTTTCATGATCACTTTTGCTAGCAACCAAAAAACGAAAGCCTCCACCGGGAAGCACAACGCGGAGCCCATCGGAGCGAACTTCTTAAGTTCAATAATCTCTCCGTCAGGTAGTTCCGTTCGCACTGTCCTCGACGCCTCTAAGGAGCGTAGCACATCAGGTCTTCTTGCGAAGATTCGACGCACAAGCTCCAAAGAGACTCGATCAGATGCCTCTTTCATGTCTAGTGTCGCATAACGTCGGGTAACCGAATTATGCAAAGCTAGATCACGATTAATGCATTGATCTGTGAAGTTCACGTAACGACGGGTCCATGGAGACTTCTTCTCAAAATGCCTAACGAGAGCTCTTCCGAGCCCTTGCTGGATAAATTGATATTCAAGTGGTTCCATGGAAATCAAGCGTGGCCCTCTAGCATCCTTTGGCACTAGCACTACTTTCGCAGTGCCGGCTTCATGATGTTCGAGGCTTTTATACCACGTGATAGAGCGCAACAGGGATTCTCTAGAGGGTGTGAAGTACTCGTAATAGGGGTAAACCCTATGGAGCGCCTCATACTTCCTTTTGAAGACCCATTTATCTGCTCTTTTCTCACCCGTCGCGACTGCACCAGGTCCATGCCTAGGGGTTATATCTCCAGGATTAAAACCCTGGAGCACCTTTTCGGCTAGGACCGCGGCCGCATCCAGCAGTTCGTCCGATTCGTCTAAAGTTAACCTACTCAACTGAACCTCAACCTCTTTGAAACTCTCTATGACCTTTAACGCTCTTTTGGGAGCGCAAGGTACGTCGAGTTTATAGAAGAAGAAGCAAAGCTGTATTAGATCAACTAGGACAGTTTCGTCCAAACCAACCTTCAACGAGCCATCATCATTCGCAATGCATTTCAGCAAACCTCCGAAAAACCGGGGGAGCGCTGTACCTTTTTGCTTCACCAATCCGCAAGGACAAATGAAGTGACCGGTTTCAAGGGCGGTGTAAATCGCCTTACCGATCTTAGGTAGAGTATGCATTACGAAGCCTTTCCCCTCTTCCTCGAGCCGTGCATGCACGGTCTTAAGGTCGAGAGAAAGAGACTTCTGAAGATGAGGGTGGTGTAATCGAAGATCCGAAAACAGGTTGTCTAGAAGTTCCCGCACTTGGGCGGTAACTAGGCTATTCTGGCTTCGTTTTTCCACGTTTTGCCTCCTAGCCCATGTCCTCTTCCACGCGAGCATCCAGCTCGCTAGGCAAACTTAGAGTTCGCCGCGGAGGAGAGCATCCACATTTGCTGTCGTCAGAAACTCCTTGAGTTCCGCGATCCCATTGTCAACATCAACACGAGAGATCGTGTTGCGAGGCACCGCAATGGTGCATGAAATGACACAGGTGCGGGGTTTGAGGTCAGTACCAACGACGGTACGCGCAATCTTGACCAAATGACGATCCGACCCATCTTGGGCGGTAGTCAGCTGGTGGCCGACGACAAGGAAGACAGGTGCCTGCAACGTCGAAGTTGCGAGCATGTAGTTGACCTTGTTGGCGTCCGCATTCAAACGAACAAAATTCTCGTTTGCAGCAGCAGCGTTCTTGAGAACGATAGGGGATGCATAAGACATGGTAAAACTCCTGATTAAGTTAAAAGGTTGCTTGTCAACATTGTCGCACGTTTAGCCGAACTTTTGTACGGCTAGGGACATGGCGAGCACCAGCTGTTCAGAGCCCGGAACTCCGGTCTGCACAGAACTCAAGGAAGCGGGAATTCCCGGTTCTCTGTAATACCTACTCCTTCTGACCCCGTGAGATGTCATCATCGATGACCCTTTCGGGAACTTCCAGTAGTAGGTTACACAGCGATCCTCCTCAACCTTTACCGACCACCCAACATCAAGAAAGGTGTACGGTAGCGTGATATGGCTATCAACTTGATCAAGCCAATCGCCGACTTTGAAGACCCAGTCCACTAGAAAGGAGTATGGTGTGGTTTCCCACGCCATCCCTAAAGGTGAATCGAGGCCGACTTGTCGACACAACACGCGGAGCGCAAGCTCAAGGTCAGAGAGCTTCTGGGTGTCGTAGACGATGAGCGCGTGAGCGCGGTACCAACACGACCAGTGTCGGATAACCGTCTCATCACGCTCGAATGAACCGTCGTACGTAACACCACCAGAAGGGGCATTGGACTTGGAAAGGTCCTTACTAAATCGTACCTTCACCGGCTTACCCTGGTTTTTCCTGAACCAGGCGAGCTTAGCTTGCAGACCAGAAAGAGATTTGAACAAAGCAACAATGTCATCTACTAATGGCTTCACGCCAAAAGAGTATGCCAAGTGCCAGTTCGCAACATCTTTGAAGGTCATTTCTCGAATAGAAATCTCCAGCGAACGTGCGTAGGCTAACCACGCCTTGTAGTTCGTTGCATTTCTAAGAAGATTCGAGAGAGACTTGAGCTTAGGCTTCAGCAGGTTAAGAAGGTTGAGGGTCTCACGCCATTCAAGGATATCCACACCTAACTGGAACTCCAGTTTCGTGCATCCAGCCTTGAAGAACGTGAGGGCTTCGTTGTGAACGGAGCCCATGTTTGTTGGAAGGCTCAGAGCGGGATAGAGGGGACATTGACCTGTTCGGCAACGACGAATCGTCTTCCGATCAGCAGTCAAGTAGTACTCCTCATTCTTCCGTCCTGACACGTACTCTGTGGTCACGTGATCACAGAAGCGAGTCTTCTTCAGCTTGCCCGTCCGCTTGGAATCATCATAGGTTATCGTGGCGATTGAGCCGTGATAATCCGGGGTGACCCAATTAGCGGATGCGATAAGCGACTCGCTCCCATCTGGTTGGATTTGGTAATCCTTGTACCAGCCGGGATCTGAAGTAGCCTTCAACGTTCCTCGCGATTTAGTCTTCATTACACCTCCTTGGGGGGGCGGCTAC